TCTATAATGCTTTCAGAAGCACCTCCAACTTCTTGGGTTATTGAATTAGTATCTAAATCAATATAAATTACACCACCAGAATAACCTTCAGAAAGTCTAAAATATCTTGATGTTGATTTTTTTAAAAAACAAGAAATGAAATAAACAGAACCAGAAGAAACAGAACCTGTAAGGGTATCATATAAGACGTGTTGACCAGTTGTTGAGGTAACAGTAATTGAACCAGCATTTAAAGTTCCGTTTGGACTTATTGTTTGATTATTAGCAACCGTTACATTGCTTTTTGACCATCCAACGTCTATATCTTCGCTATACTCTATTAAATTAGTCCTAGCTGGCTCTAATAAAAGAGAAGGGCAATCCTGTACTACTCCATCAATAAAAGGATAGTTTAGTCTTGGTACGTCTGCCGCTACCGTTTCAATATATCCATCTTTGTTAACCCTAGTAGCTGTGTTTAGGTTTCTATCAAATGTAAAATCTCCATTTCCGTTGCTCGGCTTCTGACTGTGTATCTTATCGGTTTTAACTCCCGAAGGTGTTAACATTAAACTTGCTTTGTCAAATAAACTCATTATGAAAGTATTAGTTTTTCTGTGTTAATCATTACTTGTTCCATCCCTTCAACCGTTCCTCCGTCATCGTGAACTCTACTCATATAGTCCATTGCTAAACCAATCACTTTGTAACTGTTTTGTCGCTTATCTTTGACTTCTGTAGCAACGTAATCAACAACAGCCGCACTAGTAGGTACTGTTGTATCGTTATCATTGTTTATTATGCCATCTGCTTCGTCTACAAACTTTGTAGCTGTAACGTTTCCACTGGCATCCGTTTTTAATAACCCAGCTCCATATTCATTGAATTGTATTGCTCCTAAAGAATCAATGGATACTACTGTAGAGCTATTTGTAGAAAGAGACATTGTATGATTATCATTAGCATAAGAAATGCTTCCTGCTTCATAATTATCAGAATCTCCAAAAGATAAAGAACCCGATGAATTGGCACCTGATACTACATTGATGCCTCCATTAGTATTAGAATTTGTTGCTATTTGATAATTTTCACTTATACTTGCTGGAACTGTTCCATCTTTCACAACATGAACCAAAGCCTCGGGAATAGTAATTCCAACTCCAAAACTATCAGAAGTAGTTAATGTTCCTGTAAAGTTAACGTTTGAATTATCATCCACAGTAAGACTTAAAGCACTACCGTTTCCTAAACTCCCGTACATTTCAGTAAACATCGCTTTTACTTTAACAAAGGCTGCTCTTAGAGTATCTCCATCATTAGAGTTTGCGCTAGTTCCTGTATCTAAATTTTGTAATGCCATTTTTTATATTGTTGGTTTTGTTGCTGGAAAATCTTCTGTTAATGTCCAATCCCTAAGTAGCACTCTATACGCTAATGTTGCTTCGTGACTTGGGTGGTCAACAATTGGTACAATGTAATCTGTTGCTTTTAATTCGTTGTTTCTCCATATCCTTGCTTCTTGTTCTACTGTAGGTAATACTATAGGTGCATTAACTCGGAATCTCCACGTTCCTTCTTGTGTAGCTATAAAATTTGCATTAGCTACAATAGAATTAACTATTTCCCCATCTACTATTTTGTCGTATACTTTCTCCATATTATGAGTAAAAAATTTTAACTATTCCTGAGAATCCAACACCCTCTAGCTGGGAGTTGCCATTTTCTGCCTTTCCGCCTCTACCTGTGTTTTGGAGTGTAGTATTATTTATAGTATCCAACTCGAATGGAGTTGATAGTGTTCCTCCAGGTCCATACCCATCAATGCCTGAAGCTGGTATTGGATTAGCATTTTGACCTCCTTGCCCGTTGTAAATTATCCCTGCAGTTCCACCGAGTGGACCACGGTCATACCTTGCCGCTCCTGTAGATATGGTTCCTGTAATACCGCCTCCTGTTATAGTTGTTGCGCCACCATTTGAGCTGTATAATCCACCAGCACCTACAGCTACCGTAACTGTTCCAGCTGTTCCTAGTGTTACAGGCCCTCTCCAAATTGCTCCTCCAGACCCTCCTTCGAAAGTCGAACCAGTTTCCCTCCCACCAGACCCTCCTCCTACTAGAAATACGTATATAGTGTCTCCATTAGCTATTCCAAGAGTAGTTAGATTTAATGTACTCGATGTTGTGAAGTTGTACTCTTTGAGGATACTGCCTCCACCGCCTCCACCGCTTGCAGAAGGAAAAAAAGTTGTAAAATTACTCATATTTTTTTTATTTATTTTTTGTTAATTTGCTCCAATTATAACCCACCCTTGAGAACCTCCAGCAAAAGATAGTTCAAACGAAGCAGTTAAGTTATCTAAAGCTAAATCTTCCGAAAGACCCATTATTAAGTTACCGTTACGGTCTAATGTGTTTAATTGTCCAGACCTATTTGCAAACTTAAAAGAGGTGCCAGTTATTGGACTAGATGGTAAAGTTAGAGTTAAAGGAGAAGTGTTAACTAAGACATAAAGATAACCGTTAGACCAAGTTTGAATTGCACTAGTAACAAACGAAGGAGTGTAACTTAGAGTGGAAATAGTCCAAGAGAAAGTACCATCTCCATCTGAAGTTAGAACACTACCACTCGCACCGTCTCCTGAAACATTTAACTCGTCAGCTCCAATAGAATTATTACTTATAGTTACAGCGTCCGCATTTAAAACACCAGAAGATGCAGTGAGTCCAGTACCCGCTATAGCTGAAATTAAATCCGCAATTGTTTCTCTTTTAGAGGCATTAGAATCATTTGAATCTATAATAGCGATACTATCACTAGCTACATCTACTGTAGCGGCAGTTAGTTCGTTAAGGCTTAAATTTAATGTACTACCGTCATTTACTAATCCATAACCTGCAACAATAGTAGAAATATCTCCATCAAATTTAGTCTCCCAAGTAAAACCGTTAGTTGCATGGTCATAAGTAAGTACTTTACCGTCATCACCTGCTACAGCATTAGTGGTCATTTGTAGTTTACTCTCTTTTACTTTAAATTCAGTTCCAGATAAATCTCCTTGCTCTGAATAAGTCTGCCCATACACTTCAGCAAACATTTTCTTTACCTTGATGAACGATTCCCTTAAGGTATCTCCATCATTGGAGTTTGAAGTAGTCCCTACGTTAAAATTATATGATGCCATTCTTTTATTTTAATAATTTGTTCTGTCTATTGACTCTAATATTGTACCTATTCTCAGGTTTATTGAGCTTATAAAAACATCTATTTGTTCTGAGACAAACGCAAGAACTCTGTTGAATCCTATGTGAATAAAACTTTGCAGATTCCCCCAATTACTTGTTTCGTAAACCTTGCCCCAGCTCATCCTTTTTCTTTATTAAGTAACTGGATAGCCTTATTTCGTTCTTTTGTTTAGGCTTGTAGTTACCTGTCCTTTTCCTTTTATCTACAATACCCATCCAATTGAATTTGTATCTTTATCAGGATATATTTCCTCGTTGTTATTGCTGTAATACTCAGGAAATTTAGATGAAGCATTGAAGCTCATGTAGTCTACGAATCTGTTTGTGTAGTATTCTGCGTAATTACGCTCCTTTGCAATTAGAATATCTATTTCCGACTTACTAGCAATTTGACTGCTTTCAGAACTGTGTTTATGTACTCCTCCGTTAGATATGGTGTAGGCTGCGAAAGGTAGATACTCAGACATTGCGTAATGTATAAGCATATCTTGTATATAATCATTCACTAAAGATAAGTAGTTTCCAGTTAATGTGTCTGCAATTATATCTGCGCTTATCTTTTCATATAAGTCTGAACCTAAGTAGTTTCTTACATGAATCTCCTGAGCTAGTTTAATGAATTGAATAAACTTATCAGTATCTACTGACCCAGATAAAGCTGTGTTTTTTACTAAGTCTTCTCTTTTTATAAATAGTGCTGTAGCCATTAGTATTCTTCTTCTTGTTCGTTAATAGATTCCTCACGCTTAACCTCAGAGCTTTTAACACCTGTTTCCTTTTCTATCTCGGCATCACTCATAGCATTAGTCAAATCAGTAAATTCAAGCGGCTGTAGCGTCTTAAAATAGAGGTCTAGGTCAATCTCGTTGTATTTTAGTATTTTCTCAAACTCATCAAGGATAGTGACCTGCATTGGTCTAATAACTGTATTATCCATTAATAAAGATGCAGTCTCTAGCTCCTGTGCATTATTACCTAATCCTGTATTGTCTTTGATGCCAACTAACATAGGAGAAACTATTCGGTGAGACACCATTACCTTACGCATACTTTCATCAGACAAGAATTGATACTGCTTATGTGCATCGTTAAGTATGATTGGTTCTACTGTAGCAGATAATTCTTTACTGTCATTAAATGCCAAGATGAATCTACCTGCGTTTGAACTTCCGCTGAACTTCTCATATATAGCTCTTTCAATCTCGTCTCTCTGCTCTTTCTCTGGAGTTCCGTTGTTAAAGTTAATTAGCATACTCGGACTAAGTCCATTCTGTATATTTGATATATGGAAATTAGCTATTTCTTCTTCTAGCTCCGAATATTGCAATCCTCCCTGATAATCTACAGGAGAATAGTAATAGAAACCAGCTTTGTAAGGTCTTATATACATAATCTCAATACCATCATCACTACAACCGAAAGCAGATATTCTCTGAGGTTTATCAGTTCTTTTAATGTCAGACCAACTAGGATGGTAATAGTATCCTTTAACTACACCATTAGTAGCTTTTTCAGCTCTTATAGTTTCAATTGGCATATGTTCTACCTGCACAATTCTTGAGCGGTCTTTGCTGTATATAATTTGAACCGCAGCTTGTCCCATCATCTTGAAGTCAAAGCAAACTCTTCTTACACAGTCTTTCTTAAGCAACTCCTTCATATCTTCTACCGCTGCTGGATTAGCCTCATCATCAACTGCGTCTAGTCCTCTGCCATAAATCATTTCAGAGATGCCATTAATAGCAGCATTCGAAGTAGGAGAACCGTTGTATCTATCAATTAAGTACTGGAAGTAGTTGTTGTCTTCACCATATGCTACCCATTCATCCCTATTACTTTCCATCACTTTTGGAGCTGTATATGAGGACAATTGCATCACATGAACTGAGTCCTGAACTTTTCTTTCAGGCTTACTTTGTTGCTTCTTCTTTTTCATTATATAATTACAAAATCATTATTATACGTATCTTGAGATACATACTCGTCTTTATTTACAGAATAGTTGTCTAGGTTAGCTTGGTCTGTACAGAAGATTAAACCTCTATATATCTCTTCTAAGCCATCTTTAACCCTAAATGAGTACTGAGTACCTTCTTTAAGGTTAAACGCAGCAGAAAGCACCATATAGTCTCCCTCTGTGGTTTTGTTTACTGTTATAGTAGATGAAGTTCTGGTTGACTTATCTGTTAGTGTTATTGTAGGCAAAGCAGCATCTTTTCTAGGCACTATTTTTAGTGACTGGCTACTTGCCGATGTAGTTAATATCTCCATGCTTAAATAACTATACTGAGGTTTTCTGTTTTAAGTATAAAAAAAGGGTAGCTTTTACACTACCCTCTTAATCATAAATAAGATACTATACTATATAGAAACAGGTGTTCCAATAGTTACAGTTCCTGTTAACCCTGCAAGTTCACTTAAAGGGAAAGTAGCTGCTGTTGCATCAACAGTAACAAAGTTAGGTGGAGAAACTTCCATAGCAGTAAAGGTTAAGTTGTAACCGTTAAAGTCTCCGAGAGCATTTCCTGTAGAAACAGTACCAGCTGTAACATCAGCACCATTATCTTTACCCATTAAAAATACATTGTCATTATAGTCAACCACTAATACGTGAGGTCTTCCTGCTGCCAATAGTTTTAATTCCTTGTTATCCTCTTTAGTTAGTTTCTTTAGAGTAATATTAAGTACTTGCTCGTAAAAAACAGTACCATTCTCGCGAGAAGCATTGATAGTTGTTTCAAAAGAGTTGTTCCCTTTTACTAAGTATTTGTGAGCAGTGATATCAGATGCAGATGTTGCATTAGTTATCTCATCGCTGCTGCCTAGAGTGTATGCACCTAAAAGACCATAGTCAACGAAGTAAATTTCTTTAATTCCTGCTACTGTATCTTTACATGCTTCAGCTCTTGAGCGTGTTAATAGACATGCCATAGTTATTTGTTTTTATTAGTTAATTAGTTACTTAAAAAAAAGGTAGGCAGACCGTAGCCTTACCTACCTCCTTAATCTTAGTTATTTACTCTAGTTTGCAGAGTTAGTAATACCGTAAGTTACGATATCTTCAACGTTCGCATACTCTACACCAGCAGTGAAACGCATGATGATACGAGCATTCTGGCTTCCGTCTAAGTCTGCCATGTCTAACAATTTAACTTCGTTATGGTCAGAAATCAATCCTGTACCAAAGAATAAGTTGTCCTTAGTAGTAGCAATCGCTTTGTTGTCAGCAAGTCCATTAGCAACGAAGATTTTTACTCCGTCTACCATAAGACCACCATTCTGATACCACATAGTACCTTGAGAGTTTACACCTGCACCACCGATTGAAGTAACGCCTACATTCTCATCTGCTGCTGCATTTTGTTGAGTAACACTAGCGAATCCTCCTAAAGCACGAACGTAAGCTCTTGCGATGTTTTGAGAAACATAGATAAATAAGCCTTCAGAACCGTATAAAGAAGAAGGAATAGCGTCAACTATTTTTCCTAATTCTGCAATAACGTTAGCGGCAGTAATTGTAGCTCCTGCAACCTCGTTAGCTGCTGGTAAATCAGCATCAGCTCCTAATTTCTTAGTAAACCCATCAAATTGACCGTTACTAGCAGTATCACCAGACCAGATAGAAAGCTCAGTACGCTCTGCAACTTTAGCTGCAATATGTCCTAGAACAAAGTCAGCGAATGTAGGAGGTACATCATGATAAGCAGAGTATCCCATTTGTACAGCTTCCCAGTCAGATGCAAAGTCAGCTTTACAGATTTGTAAATTTACTTGTTGCTCTTCAGGAACTAAGATTCTTTCAGTTAGCGTAATTGTAGAAGTGTCAGCAAAATCACAAGTTGCATCTTTTACGATACCATCTAATGATAATTTCTTTAGAACCTCTTTGAATTTTACATTCGGTTTGATTGTAATTCCACCCTGAGATAGAGTTTTTGCTTCTAGTAAACTTGCAGCAACATATTGTCCTGCAAACTCACCAGCGTAAGTAGTTGTAATTGAAGTAGTTGTAGCCATTTTTCTTTTTGTTTATTTGTTTAATCTATTGAATACTCTGTCTAGTGTAGACGAAGTTCTTTGTGTTCCGAAGTTATATACAGATTTCTTTTCTGTTCCAGCTTCTGGGTTGTGGGTGATTGCTTCGGCAGCAGGTTGAGCAGAAAGCTCTAGCACTTGTGCAGCTAGTTTTTCTTTTTGCATCTTCTGCGAACTCATTTCAACTTCGATTAAAGATTTCATTTCAGCTAATTGAGCTTCCATCTCTAAAACCTTAGTTGCAAACGCTTCTTCCGTAACATAAGCACCGCTTAATTCAGCTCCTTCTGATTCCTCAGATAAAACCTCTTCGCTTCCTTCTGGAGCAGCTTCCACCACTTCCTCAGAAACTTCTGTTGATTCTTCAATGGCATCTACCAAAACCTCTTCAACAACTTCTTCTGATAATTCTTCGACTACAGCGTCTACTTGCTCGCTTGCAGGAGAATCTTCAACTGAAGTAATCGCAGATAGCTTTGTTAGAATCTCATTGAGAATACTAGTTGCTTTTGGATTGTTCATATTTAAGATAATTTTATAAATTAACTGGTTCTAACTATAGTGTTAGATTTTCAGTACTTTAACTATCCCTTCTTCTGGATAATAAACCATTCTGTACCATTACACCAAACTTGAATACCCTCGTAAGCCTTATTTACCTCGTAGTGTGAATTTGCACCATCTAAATTTTGAGAACCAAAAGGAGTAACTCGTGCTTTTGTTGAGTTATGAAATGTAGAATCACTTATAATTCTTTTAACCCTGTTTAGGTTTTTTACATCAGTTGCATCAGGAAGCGTTAAAGTCATAATTCCGTTACCTCCACTCCAAGACAATACAATTAATTCAGATTCATCATAAGTAGAAGCATCTAAATCTATCGTTTGACCCAAACTTACATTTAAGGCAGTAGGCTCTAAATGATTCACAATGTAGTGTTGTACATTTTGTAAGGTTGTTTTCTTAGTAGTTCCACCTTGTACTATTGGTAAATCCTCTGCTCCTGTAATATTAGAAGCACTAACCAATGTTAATTCTGATATCTTTTTATCCGCCATTATAAAATTATTTTACTGTTATTTTCTTGTAGTATGTTGTCTCCGTTCTCTCCCTTCAAGTAGAACTCACTTCGTGTTATGCTTCCTATTTCTTTTATGCTTCCTATTCCTTGAGCTTGTAAGCTACCATCGCAACATTTAGAAGAGTATGTTCTTCCATCGGCACATAAACAACCCCTCTTACCACCCTTAGTTCCGCTTCTACTGTATGTATAGTTTTTACGTCTTTTCATGTCTATTTATTTGGATGACCTTCTGGTAGTAAGTCAAAATCTTGAGTATATTCTGGATTAAGCGGCTTACCACTACGAACTAAATACATGAACTGGTCAACTCTGTGCTGTGGGCTGTCTATTAAGCTCTCAGAGCCTCTTAGATACACTTTCTCTAACATTTGGACATCTACACCATATCCACCTGTTTTAACGTACTGAGCGTTAAATTTCTTAGCTTTAATGCCAAGGATAGTAGCTTCTTCTGCTGGTATAAGACTTACTGGTTTGCTTACTTTCTTTTTCTTCGCCATTATTCGCTTAATTTAGATTGTACAAATTCTTTAACCTTAACTAGAATCTCAGTGGCATCCTCTTCAGATATTAAGTCAGAACTCAAGTCAATAGAGTCTGTGAAATAGCCTTCTATAGAGAATCCAGATACCAAACCTGTTTTCACATAGTTCTCCCAAACATCATCGTTATTAACCTTCATAGACACCATCCAAGTACCTAACGGTAAGTCCATGCCATACTTTCTAGATTTATCATGAAGCTCATCTTCAATTATCCAAGACTCAACTACAGATAAACCATGCAAGTCAGCCTGATGTTCTAGTGTAGACTTATTCTGGTTGCCTCTAACTAAGAATAGTTCAGACGCTTGTCTAACTGTATCCTTAGAGAAGTAAATGTAGTAACCATCTTCTTCATCTTGTCTAAAGATGTTTTTATCAGGAACTAATGCTGCTCCCATAAGAATCTTCTTCTCTGCATCTACTTCTGCAAGCTGAATCTTTTTCTCTGACTTCAATGCAATAAATTTTTCGTCTATTGCAGGTTTATCTACGATGCTTATTGCTTCGATTCCTGATAATGCTGCTTCTTCGTCTATTAGTAATTCTACTATTCTCATAATTGTTGTTTTAATTATCCTATCCCTGCTGTACTGATTATACTTCTATCTAATTCTTGTTGGTCTGATATATCACTTCCTACTACGTAAGCTCTTAGTGGTGCGTTAACTTGTCCTGCTACAGCTCCTGCTAACTGATTAGTTGCTGATGCCCCTACTACATTGAATGAAGGTGCGTTTACACTTGCTCCACCGCCACCCAAGTTTGATTGTCCTGCTGGATTAGTAGCTAATATTGCTTTAACATTTGCTAACCCACTAGCAACAGCAATAGTTGCTGCTAACGCTCCTCTAACTGGAGAACTTGCTGTAGGAATAGGGTTAAATTGAGATAAATAAGCCTTATTTGCCGACAAGTATGTTGTAATTAAAGCTGCGGACACCGCCATAGCTTTACCAGCTTTAGAGCTCTCTCCTGCTATTTTAGAAGCTACATTTAACGCGCTTGAAACTAAAGTTAAACTTTCAATCTTTGCATTAGCTTCAGCATCTGCAATTTGAGTTCTTATGCCAGATTCTTTTAACTCAGCTTGACTTAGTTCTTTCTGTAGTTTAGCTCTTTGCTCAACATGAAGCTCTTCAGCTTCCAACCTAGCTTTTAAACTTGCAATCTCAGTGTTTAATCTTTCTTGCTGAAATGATAACGCTTTACCAGCTCTTCTACCTAGATTTTCATCTTCCATGAGCTCTTCATTCAACATAATTTCTTCCCGAATAAAGGAGGATTCTATATCTAACTGATTAGCGTTTTCATTTCTTTTACCTTGAAGATTTAACTGTCTATTAGCGGTCTTTTCCTGTGTAGCATCAATAGCTTCTGCTAATTCTTCCTGAGCTTGTAGTTCTGACTCATTATATTGCTCTTGGGTTATTAGTTTTTGCTCTAATCTTTGCTTCTGTTTATCCAAGAATACTTCTGCTTGAGCTTCTAGTTGAATTTCTTCATTCTCCCCTTGAATACGGATAGCGTCCATATCGTCTATAGCTGCACCTTTTCTTACATCAGCTTTAGCTGCTTGTATTTTCTTTGATAAGTCTAAGAATTGAGTTAAATTATCCGATAATGACCCTTCTCCTTCTTCTTTTTCAGGTTTTATCAGCTCTAATTCTTTTTCTAATACTAATCTCTTTCTTAATAACTCTGTCCTTTTCCGTATAAGCTTATCCCTAGTTTCACTACCTTTAAGAAATTGTAAATCACCATCCTTAGTAGTAGCATCTAGTTTAGCAATTACAATAGCCTCATCTCTTTTAGACTTTAAGAACTTTAAGAATAATTCTCTGTACTTTTCTAAAGCTTCAGCTCCTTCGAGTATATTTTTTTCTTCAAATATATCTGTAAACTCAAGTTTAGCACCTTCATTAATGTCTTTTAACGCTGTTTTGAATTTAGTAAAACTACCTGCCAATAAAAAGTTGGTATCTTCTGTTCTTTTACCTATATCGCCATACTTTTCTAAAGAACTTATTAGTCTACTAAACGTTTCTATTTGAACATCTAAACTTGCAGTTGCTGTATCAATTCCTTTTTGAAATCTACTTACAGACTCTTCAGCACCTGTAAAGAATTGAAATATTCGGTCTCCGTATGCAATCAATAATTGGATTCCAATAAGGATACCCCCAGTACCCATAAGAGAGCTAGCTAGATTTCTTAATGAAGTGCCTACGTTATCAGAAGTCTGTATAAGGTTTCCAAATAGCGAAGCAATTTGACCAACGTTGTTTGCTACACCGTTAAATCCAAAACGTAAATCAGATGCAGCTCTACCTGCTTCAGTAAGTATAGCATTGTTTAGACCTACCTGAGTTCTAAACTGACCACTTCCTTTATTTACATTCTTAATTGTCTGAGCTGCAGCCTGATTGTTTACCTGAATTTGCTCTTTTGTCTTCAGATTAACTACAGCTAACTCTTTAGCTAAATCACTTTCTGCATGAGCCAACTTCTCTTTAGCAGCAGCTAGCTTGTCTACACTTACCTTAGCTTTCTTTAGGCTAACATCAGCTTGTCCAGACTCTACGTTAATTTTAACTAAAATCTCACTTGCCATAGTATTCTCTTTTTGTTCTATCCATTATTTCACTCCAAGTCCCTACAGCTTTGTATTTGCCTTTCGCTATATCTATATTTTCAGACTGCCCATACCAATCATCTATATTGAGCAGCTCTATTATCTGTTTTATCATTCTACTATCTCTTCTACGTTTAAGTTAATAAGCTCTAGTTGTGACAAACCTGTGTTTAGGTTCGTGGTTATAGAATTAATCCGATACACCACATCTTGTACCTTAAGCTGGTCGTTTAGCTTATAATTGATTAAGAAGCTAGGTGGTAAGTATGCTTTAAACTTAAATATTCGCTTATTGGCATCAAATACAGATTTTATGTAAGTCTTGTAGAACACTTCAAATAAAGAGTTGAACGACTCAGTTAAAGACCATTCGTCAACCTCCGAATCAAAATTTATAGAATAAGATGCAGACTCCTGAAAAACACCATCTTCATCTGGAAGTAAAGTCTCGTTTGTATTAGACGGTCTCCAGTAGCTTGTCACTTGAACTGACTCTGTATTCTGAACATTGCTAAAGTTTATAGGTGTGGATATATTTGTCTCTCTTATGCCATAAAACAATAAAGGCTTTATATTCTCTGGCTTGTAATTAGTTTTTGGCGGTATAGTGTTTCCATTATCATAGTCTCCTTCTTTTGAATCGAAGTCTCCACCTGCAGCATAACCCCAAACTATATCCGTTTCTGTACCGTTTATTCGCTCATACTTCAACTTAGAAAAAGGTAATTCTACCTCATACTTCTCCCCATAGAATAAATCTATATTTTTATAAGTGTCACGAAGACTCATAGTGGAATCACCGTAAACATACCCATTTACCTCTTTATGGTTGTCCATTAGGATTGTATTGGTTTCTTCAAACTTAAAGTTAATCTCAGAAAAGGGTAGTGATGTATCTATAAAGCTACTAGTTATATCTATATGTTTAGTTATATCAATAATGCCTTTTGACTGATTATTAACTGAATCAGCATAATAGCTATCTAATGTAACGATTTTAACCACAGGAGTTGTATCGTCGTATAGTGGGTCTGCTTCGTCATCTACATAGTAAGCTGTAAGATTAAACATCTTGAATAAACCAGACATAAACTCCATTATCTCAATATCTGGAAAATGGTTTGCTGGCTTAAATTTAGTAACATCTGTATCAAAATCATCCCCTGGTGATAGTATTTCTCTAACATCATCAAAGCCAGTTAAACCTGATGCGTTTTCCTTAATTATCTGTACGTCTGTGCCAACCATAGGCTGTTGAGAAGCAAACTCTACTTTATACCTATCAATATACGTTATGCTAGGGTCTGATGGGTTAAGAGGCATTGAGATATTAGCCTCAACACTACCTGTACCTTCAATAGAACTTATTACTTGCGATGTTTTAGTGTCAATTATTTTCACTCTCCATTTAACTTCTTCGTACGAAGAGTCAGGAATAACTTTAACATAAAATCTAGCAGGTGTTGGGAATAAGCTATTATCTATAAATCCACCTGTGTAACCAAACTGTTGCTCTATCTCGTTCCAATTAACAAGAACTATTTCTTTTCCTTCAGCGTAATAGTTAGCAAAGTCTTGATTGCCACCACTTGTCCATGAAGCTACTTCATTAACGTATAAATAATTATCATCTGCAATATTACCTGTTATATTACCAGAGTTATTACTCATCCAAAGATACAGATTAGTAAACGCTTCATTATCTCTAGAGAAGAAGTCTTTAGTGTCAGTATAATTTACTTCGGCTGCATCACTAGGTATAAAATTTATATTATACTTTTCTTCAATAGCCTTTATTAAGTGGTATACCTTTATAGCAGGCTTTAAATCCTCTTCAGTTACTCCTCTCGTTCTGTATTGACTTAAATTAGATGATATATCATTAGGTCTATGTAAATTACCGTCAAAGTTAATTGAGCTAGTCTCGTCTAAAGAATCGTTATAAAATAATCGTTTTTCAGCAGTTATAAGCGGTACTATTAATGCAGAGCCATCGTCATTAAAAGATTGACCTCCAAACATCCTAGTTCGTATAGAATCGTTAGACCAATCAAATTCTAATCTGTTTAGATTATACTCAGCAACTTCTCCATTAACACCTTTTTTGTAATCAGATAAACTCTCCATCTTATCGTCTTTAAAGGTGTCTTTTAGTGACACTGTATTTCCGAAGAATGTTATTTTATAAGAATTAGCCTTACCGTTCTTCATTGAAGTACCGTTCAAGAATACTTTACCCCTCTTAAATAGCAGGTGATTTATAAATATCTTAGCTTCATGCCTTACTCTACCGTCAAATACATTGTCTGTAACATCTGTCTTGTAGTGATGTTTAAGTATTTTATTATTATTATCCGATGCAGGTATTGTAAATGGCTGAGAATAGTCTGTAAATACCTTAGATATATCCTTGGCATCCTGAATACTAGATTTAATCTCAATAGTACCATTGTCAAACAAGTCAAGTCTCTCACCTTTTACATATATTTCTATATCTCTCATTTATCTTACGCTTTGTATAAAGTCAGAATCTGCTTGAAAGTCTAATGTATATTCTACAAGTTTGTCATTTAATCTAGTTTTAAGGCTTACTTCAGAACTCGCTACGGTTACTGGAACAGCTAAAAAGGCTAGTCCGTTTGTAGGGTTAATACTATTCTTATCATACATATAAACATACTCCGAAACGAGTAGCTGCTTAATAACCTCATTGTAGCTTTCGTGAATAAAACCTGTACTCATGGAGAATTTTTCTTTTCCTTGATTTTCCAGATAAACATTCTGATGAGCAGACTTATTGTAATTGATGCCATTAGTTATATCAAGTTTAGTTGTTTTATAGTTTTCTCTTTTACTAGACATGCTATCTACTCTTTTTGCAAAGAACCAAATGTCCTGCATAACTCCAAACTTATTTATAAAAGAAACTTTGTGATGCGGATAATCGCACTCTTCAATACAATCTATAGGTATTGATTTTCTTTCACCGTCCCTTCTTAGGTAACTAAATTCTGTTGCGAATATTGGAGTCTCACTAGAACCTACAGTATTGTCAGAGCTTAAGGCTGTGTTTGCAGTTTTATCTATAGTTATTATGTCGTCTAAAGCAGGGTTTATGCGTAAAGATTGAGCTATAGTAAATATATCCGCACTACCAAAGTAATCAACTCCTTCTACCAATCCATCTCGATAATAATCTATCTCTACTACACCTTCGTTATTGTCGTTGTAGAAGGGAATTGTTAGTGAGTCCCCACATCTATTATTTATCACCCTATTAGACATTAACAAGGTTTTTGATAGCTCTGGATTTATTCCATCAGAATTTTCACCATAACCCCTAAAAGCTATTGCGTGTTGAGAGTATGTATTCGATGTTAAGTTAGTAAACTCATTCCCATGTGTATCTGTTGCTGTCTCTTTATAAGTACGTTTTACTGTCCATTTAACCCATTTAGATTGGATTAAAGTGTTGTAGTCTCCATCAAATTTAACTTCAATATAATCCTTTATAAGTTCAGCGATTTCAAATACTATTGTAGTTTCACTACTTAACTTTGTTTTTGTTAGTATATAACTTGGCTCTGTAGGTGTATTTTGTATATCACCTCCATAAACCCATAACTTTAGTTCTGCCTTGTTTAAAACCTTCATTCTATTTCATTTTATTATAATTACTAACGAACCACTCTATTATCAAAATCAATGTTTTCGAATGAAAGGTCTGTATATCCATTATTATAAGTTATTTCTGTCGACATTCTATTGACTGTTGTGCTAACTATGTTTTGAGTATTACCGCCTTTAAACTTAATTGTATGCTCCATTGGAGACTCCCATAAGTAATGATTACTCGTTCCTTTTAAATAACTCTGAGCAAAGTTATCTCCTCCATCATAAAGAGTTCTTATTATATTATTACCACCTTCTTGTACAACTGGGTGACTTCTTAAAGCTACAAATCCCCCCCATGTGACACCAAAAGGCGTAGATATAACCAAAGTGTTTAAATCTTCGTTTATTGCAGTTTCATCTACATGAAGTATAGGCATTTGAAAAGTAGGAGCTTGTATTGTCCATATTGTGTCAGAAAAGTAATCGGCATTTCTGGATGCAGGGCTATAAATCCAATTATTAGTTGTTGGAGCAAGAAGAGGTGAAGCGTCTGAAAATACAATTCTGATTGCGCCATACCCTCCCGAAGCTCCAATAGGCATAGAGTAAGATGTGCCATTAAGAGTAATAGTTAAATCAGATGCACTTCCACGAACTGGATTACCAGCTTGATTACTTGTTTTCAATAGAATTGGGTTAATAGTTTCTATTGTTAATACGGTTACAAAATCACTAGTAAAGGGAGAAACTGCAGGAACAAGAGCCTGGCAACTAGTTGAGGTTATACTCATGTTGCCCACCGTAATAAGCGGCATAACTAGCTCTACAATTATATTTTTACTAACAGCGGCAGTAACAGAAGTTGTTGTGTATGTTAGTACTTGTGTTACTCCATCAGGATAAGTTGCTTCTGAACTTAAACTACTATCATCTTCACCAGTCTCTTCTAACCAGGAAATTGCAAAGGTATCTAATCCTGCTGTTGCAAAAGAACCTTCCGTTCCACCCTCGGTATATACTCTATACTTAATTGGTGTTTTAATGTTGTTTAAAGTGAAGCTGTATGCTCCGAGACTTCTACCTGTAGTGTCTAGTTTGAATTTCTTAGTTCCTACCGAGATGCCAAAGTGGATTACGCTTGAACACTCTATATCCTCAATTGTTACAATAGGAGTTGTTATCGGGTCTGGCTGAGGGTCAGGAGTTTCATCTGGCTCTAATTCAAAATATTCATCCACTACTTCAATGAAGTATGGGCTTCTTACGTTTAATTTTTTAATATCAGTTATCGCCATTACTTAAAGTTTATTGTTTTACCTTTTAAATCAAATCCTGCCTGAATTAGCAAGTCCTCCACATTTACTTTTACATCTTCCACAATTGGAGCAATTAGCTTTAGGTTTGACATGTGCTTTTCCACTGTCCTTGATATGAAGTTTGTCGGTCTTATCCCTTTTGATGCTAGAGATTCTACTATCCTTTTTGCTAGTGATAGAACTTTCGGACTTCCTGCTCCTAGGGACTGAAGGCTTTGGTTCTGACTTACTCCCCTGTAATTTACTGGTTTTGCTATTATCCATCTTGCTATATCCTCTACGCTTGCTATTGTACTATTTGTTCCCTTGTCTATGTCTAATAGGTGCTTATCACCTCTAATATCTATACTTAAACTATTTAATGCCGAAGAATTTACTATGTAATTAATATCTTCTTTACTATTTCCTGTGGCATTTATTGTATTGTTCTCATACTGCATTCTACTAGGCTGAGGTGAGTCCATTTCCCTCTTCAGCAAATCTACTAGCTTAATGCTGTAGCTTTTCATGTAGGCTTCTGTATTCTTTATTTTTATGGACATTGACTACCGTCTGCATTGATTAATCCCATATCATTGTTTGCCATATTGATGTTAATTGTCATTGACCAACCAGTTACTTTATTCTCAAACCTATCTTCAAATATTTGTGCAGTTGGAGTGCCTTGTATTTCGTAATTGAAATCACTAAGTCCACCTCTACGTATAGAGCTTTGTAATCCATTAACTACGTTTAGTAGTGAATTATGTATGTCGTGCTTATTATCTAGTCCTAAATGCGGCTTAGATTTGCTCTGTTTGTCATCTTTATCCTCGTCAACCATGTCCATAACGATTACGTTCATCGACAATCCCATAATGTATTCTTCAAACTGCATTGAGATAATGCCAACATGAGCTAAAGGGAATATAGTTTGTTTCGATAAGTCTACTTCTAGTAAATCTCCGAAAGTTACTGTATTGATTAGCTCGCTACCACTTAGGTATGCGTGTATCCTGTCTATTAGGTCGTAGTAGGTTTTCATTATTTGTATTGTTTCTTAATCATTGCTGCTTCTATTTCGTTCTTTTCTTTCTCAAATGCCAAAAAAGTTAAACATTGGTGGAGGGGTAAAGCTGTAATTTCATCAAATCTTCTGACATCGCCTTGAGCGAGTCCGTAAATTGATTGATACCAACCCCACTTTGCTCCAAAGCCTCCTTGAGCTGAGACGTTGTGCTGTTCTCCTTCTTCATCACTTTCAGTATATAGTTCGAGGTAGCTTGCGCTAATTCCGTCCCTAAATGATAAAAAAAAACCATACAACTCATTACAACACTTAGTGGCATCATTTTCATTGCCTCTGCTAACTCCTCGTTAGTTTCGTATGAATTGATTGTGTATTTATCACCCTTCTCGAAATTAACCACCCGATAAAGAATAGCCATAGCTTTATGCATCTTATCCCATTCACCGAACGTTCCCTCTAAATCTATGTACTCACCTAAGCTCATATCATCCAGTTTCGGAATGAAACCAAATTTTACACCTTCTATCTCAAAGTGACGGATAAGTTCAAACTCCTCGCTGAAGGCACCTGAGAGCACTTTTAAGAGACTTTCTACTGAGGTTAGCGGTAAGAGGTTCACTTGCTCTGGTTTAAGCCCGCAGAACTCCTCTATGAGCTTTCGGTTGATTTGTTCAATATCTTTTTTAGCATCTAGGTTTTCGATTGATGCCAAGTAAGCCTGATATTGTCCGAGCTGAATCTCGTGTAGTGAATCTGGTACAATTAGTTTTATATCTTTCTGCATGATGTTTAAGTAACTGGATTAGCTTTTATTGTATCTAAAGCATTAAAGATACGAAATTATATGGTGTTATATTATCTGCTAAAAGAAAAAACAATGTAAAGTATATATATACATAATTTTATATATTATACACATAATTATACATACACATAATTATATATATATTATTTATCAGATAATTATACATATACATAATTATGTACATAATACACA